CTCATAGCGGCGTCAAACGGCATTTTTCAAGGGTTCCCCCCGGTTCCATCCGGTTCCATCCGGTGGGCAGGATTTTTGTCCTGTGGGCAGGAGTTCCACGGATGATGCGGGTCAAGGGGTTGTCCATTCGCATCGCAGCCGGCGCCGTGGCGTTCGCCACGATCATGCTCGGTGTTGTGACATCGAGTGCATAAGGCTTCGAGGTTGAACTGGTCATAGGCCAGGCCACGCTCATGCTCTAACGGGATGATGTGGTGTACGTGTGCACCTATGCCTGCACCATGCAGGTCAGCACCACAGCGTGCGCACTGGTAGCCTGCATTGACCAGCACCTGCCTGCGTGTGGTAGCCCAACGGCTGGTCGAGTAGGTACGTTCACGCGCGCCCTTGCGGTGTGTACCCATGCGAACCCTGTGTGTGTTGGGAAGCCCATAGCGCCAGACCGTTGGCAGAAGCGCCTTGCAGTAGGGGGGCTGGCAAGGGGTAGTGCGGCTGACGCTATGGTACGCACTACCATGGTTGCGTGGTGTTGTTGGTACCACGAATTCCAGGAAACGCAATTATATTTCAGAGTATGTACACCATGGATAGGGGTGCAGTAGGCCAGGGATGGGCACTGGTTGCGTTTTAGGGTGCAGGCCTAGGACACCTTCACATCCTCGTCCTTCAGTACCTGTGCGATAAAGGCTGAACCTGTATCCTTGCGCCTGTAGAAGCTCGATCTGGACCAGCGTTTGCGCACCATGAGTGAGCGTAGGGAATGGCCATAGGCGATGGCAGCGGCCCAACCTGCCAGACACATTCGATCTTCGGGATAATTGCGCAGTATCACCCGCAGCCATTCGTGCGCTTCCTCCATGCGGGTTAGTTCTTTCGCGTAGACACCGCCGTATGTGTTTTCCCATTTGGTCAGTATGCGTTCGCGCGCATCGTCCCAGCCGACCACGTCGCTGAATTCGTAGGAATGCACAGGCCAGGGTGCGACGAGTTTCTGGCGCACATGGCCCGGTAGGCGGCGCTCGATCCGGTATGCCTCGACTAGGCGAGTGCAGACCCAGTCTGCGTTCCATACCGGCGGCGGATCTTGCGGCACGTCCATGTCGATGGTGGCGATGCGGGTCATGAGTTATCCCCGCTTTTATCGGATGGCCTCTTAGCAATTGGCACGATCTTTGCGCTTAAGTAATCTTTCTTTCTAGTTGTAGGTTGCATTGCCACCCCATCGCGTAAGCGTTTGATTTCATTATAGGTGGCCCACCTAAAGTTCGCGGAAACTTCTGACAATGTTCGAAGTTTCTGCCAACTTTGCACCTCGTCATCGGCTCGCTCGTTCCGGATGCAGCCATTGTGGATGTAGATCTTGCCCGCATCCAACAGCCGCGCCTTGAGCCGCTGCCATCGTTGTGCGTTGCAATGTAGCTCATGGCAGATCTCGCGCGGGTTATCTTCCAGCGCGCCATCGTGGCAATAAATCAAGTCCAAGATCGTGTTGTAGCAACCGCGTTCCTCAAGCGTGAGGCCGCGCATCCCCGTCAGCGCCGCCCGCGGATCGCGCTTGTACCATTTGAGCGTGCCCATTCGTCACCTATTGCGGATGCACGCGCATCGACACGCAGCCCCACGCCTGCAACATCGACACCGCCTGATCGAAGCTCTGCGCCATGCCGTAGCCGGCGCCTGCCGCAATCAGCGCAACGGCCCGCTCTGCTTGATGCGGGCTTAATCGCCCACTGCGCCGCTTGAGTTCGAGGAAGCAGATCCGGCCCGGACCGATCAGCATCAGGTCAGGCCAGCCGGGTGTAGTGCCCATAGCCTTGAGACGCCCAGCCGTTGCCGGGTTACGCTTCTCGCCGAACGGCAGATGGGTGTAGGACCAGCCGGCGTTGCTATGGTCGCGTAACACCCGGGCGATCGCACAGTGCAGCCGGAACTCGACGGCACCGTTGCCCATCTTGGGCCGGTTGCGCGGGAATATATGTTGTGCAGACAAGCCCATCGGTCAGTCACCCTCCACAAACAGCGAAGGGAATTGCGTAACGTGTAGCTCGCCTGACCTCGTTAGATGGACGCGATGACCTCCTTCCCACCGTTGCACAAACAGGTTGCTGGTCGTCACACGCTCAGTCTTGATTTCAATGGTCTGTTTCTGCATCCACCGCACTTGGCAATCGGTGGCCTCGTATTGTGCTTTGCGCGTTTCCAACGCGACTACGAATGCTGCCGGAAATGCGACAACGCGGTGCTCGATCAGAACGAGGCCAATTTCTTGGCCAATCAATCCGGACTGTCGGTCGGTCAACGCCGGCCAATCAGCGTGGTCAAGATAGCTCGGTGGGATTGTCTCTGACCGGACGAAATAGGCGTCTTGTGGGATCAGGTAGCCGCCGCCGGTCGCCGTGCCGTCTTTAGAACGTCCAATCGTTTCGACTAGTTTGCGCTGCTCGATATAGGCGCGGCAATGCACAACGCGGTACCAGAACACGCGGCGCAATAACGGAAAGACATGCAGCCAATAGTGCGCCTTGGTGGTGGTGATGCCGTGCTCAATCATGGCGCCGCTTCGCTGCGGCGTTCCATCAATACCGAATATTCACCATGATGGGTCTCGGCCAAGCCAGCACACGGTGTCCAACCCTCAGCCTGGTAGGCTTCAACGTCGGCATGAGCCACATAGCGAAATTCGTGTGACCCCGGCGCCGGAATTACCTTTCCCATAACGTAACCAATGCGCCCAAACACTTCGGCGAACTTGTTTGGCTCGTGTCCGAGATAAACGAATATGTTTTGAAACGTCGGGTTTTCGTTTTCCTCACCATCGCCGGAAACAAAATGAATTCGATGGTTTACAAAGCAGACTGAATGTTCATAGAGCGGCGTTTGCCAGGATTGCGAATGCAGCGAATTGACAAGAATGATCCCGGCTTCAATGTTGCCGACCTTGAATTGCTCGATAGCTTTGACGCAAAAGGCGGCAGCAAGCGAATTGCCTTCCGGCGTTCTGCCGTAGGGCGGATTTACGAATATCCGCCCGAACCAATCGCGGTTGAGGCCGTCGTCATCCTTTGTAAAAATGGCATCTGCTTGAATGACGCTGTTTGCCTTGGCATTCGACGCCGGGTCCAGGTCAATCTCGCCCAGCACGTCGCGCACCGCCTCGATGTAGCGCGCCGGCGTGTACCATTCATTGGATTCGGAACTGTAATTGGCTGACTGCCACATCTCGGCGAGTTGCCAGCACCGCTTCAGGATCGCCGACTGCTTCTGTTCGTATTTGACAGGATCGAGAAGAGCAAGCCAACGGGAAACGCTGATGTAATGAAACCCAAACGACAAACACCACTGCTCACGTTTCAAGTTATCAGCACTGATAACTTGCTCTGACCTATCCCCGCCGTGCGGAAATAACGCCCGATATTGCGCCGCAAAATCACGCTGATCTTCTAACTTGCCGACAAGTGCCTTTTCGAGTGCGCTTGCGTCTTTCACCCGTTTGGCAATTTCCGCAGCCTTGTCCGATGCGTGGATATTAGCCGCAGCCTTGCTGGCCTTTGTTTCCTGCAGTGAGCGACTGCCGACTTGGCCCTTTAGTTGTTTGGCCATGCCTCACCCCGCCCGCCGTCAGTCCATCGTTCCGAGCAATTTCGCTAGGTCCGGGCGCAGTTGACGCACCGGGATGCCGGTAATGGCGGCAATATCTGGCACCAAGCTGGCATCGATCTTGCGGACACCGCTCTCCCACCGGGTTATCGAGGCCCGGCTGGCGCCTAACTGGGCGGCCAATTCAGCCTTTGATAACGGTGGTTTTTGCGCTTGGCGGTAGGCGGTAAGCGGGTGCATCTTTGGCATCCCCTTGTGTTACCGAAACGGCAACGCTATGTCAATGATAGGATGGCCGGATCGGTAACTGACAGAAATGTGGGGACAACCATAATTTCCGCTGTGGCAACACAACGGAAAACGTCCGCAACAACCGACCGGCGCCCACCACTCTATGTTGGTGAGCACATGGATCATTGCCCCTTTTCCGATGCCGAGATTGCCCAGCGGTTAGGCGTCGATCGCGTTACCATTCATCGTTACCGCAAAGAACAGCATCGGCTCAATCCCGACAAATTGGCTTTGCTCGCAAACGCGATTGGCATCGAACCGGCTCAATTTTGGTATCCGCCAACCCGGCCAAGTCTTGATGCAATGGTCAAGCACGCGAGCCCAGAGCAGCACGCGCTCGTTGTCGATCTGGTTTCGCGCATTTTACAGCGACCATCCTGACGTTGCCGATCCGGCAACACTGTCCTTGACCAATCGTTGCCAATCCGGTAACGTCCCTCCACGCTCGATCCTGAGCATGGAGTCCTGCCGTGCCCGCGACCAACGTCGTCCCACTGACCACCCACCGCGATCAGCGCCTGATCGACGAGATGGCGCTGGCGCTGCTCGATGTCGGCGAGACCGGCTCCGACGCGCGCTGCATCCTGGCCCTGATATATGCGGGCTTCCGCGGCCGCGACATCGGCCAGCACCTCGATGCAGCCCGCGATCTCGCCCGCAATGCCGTGGCGGCGCCATGACCAAACCGAGCCGCAACAAGCCGGAGATCATGGCAGCGGTTCTGTCCGAGACCGTAATCGAACTGTCCGATCCGGAGGCCTGCCGCCGCTCGCTTGCGTTCGCCGGCTTCAACCATAACGCAATCGAGAAGCACCTGACATACGCACGGATCAAAGCGCGGCACATGCGCATCGCCGAGATCGAGCAACGGGTTCGCAAAGAACAGATATGAAAGGGCTTTAACAATGACCACGCTAGCCAAACGAGCCGAGCAGCCAACGCCGGCGACGGTCGAGGATGTGCTGATACGCGGCGACCTCAGTCAACTAACCGAGGCGCAGCGCAACGAATACTACATGCGGGTATGTCAGAGCCTCGGACTCAATTACCTCACCCAGCCGTTTGCCTATTTGAATTTGTCCGGCAAGCTCGTGCTCTACGCCAAGCGTGACTGTGCCGACCAGCTTCGCAAGATCAACGGCATATCGATCGAGGTAGTCGGGCAAACCATCGACAGTGGACTGATCACCGTCCACGCCAAGGCCAGGGATAAATCTGGGAGAACCGACGAAGATTATGGCGTCGTACCGTATAAAAACACTGGTAACGAATTCGCTGCCAACGCGCTGATGAAAGCCGTCACCAAGGCGAAACGCCGCGTCACCCTGTCGATCAGCGGGCTTGGCTTCCTCGACGAGACCGAGATCCCCGAACCCGTGCAACACCGGGCGCCGGCGCCTGCCGAGATCACGCGCATCAATGAAGCGCAGCGCGCCAGGCTGTTGCAGATCGCCGAGGAACTCGACGCCGACCTCCCGCAGTATCTCGAATACCTGTCGGTACGCTGGGAGTGGGATGTCGCCAAACTAGCCGACATCCCGGCGGACCACTTCGACGATGCGCTGGCCACGCTCGAACGCAAGCGCACCAAGCACGATCCCATCACCGGCGAGGTCAGCGATGCAACTCCCTGACAAACTGATCATCGATGCCGAGGTGCGGCGCTGCAATGAGATCCGCGAGGCGGTGCTCGCCGAATTTGGCGACGACCTTGACGAGCAGACCCTGGCCGACACCGTCGAGGGGATGACCAATCTGCACGAACTGTTGGCAGCAATCATTCGCGGCGCGCTCGATGCGGAAGCAATGGGCAATGCAATCGAGGCCCGCATTAAAGATATGAACACCCGGCTTGGACGCCTTGAAGGCCGCGCGGAGCGCCTGCGCCAGATCGTGAAGAACGCAATGGCCGATGCTCACATTCAGAAACTTACGCCGCCAGATTTCACGGCATCGCTGCGCGCCGGACAGCCGCACGTCACCATCACCGACGAGCAAGCCATTCCGGAAAGTTTCCTGAGCTACCGCCCGCACATAAACAAACGCGGAATACTCGACGCGTTGAAGGATGGCGCGGAGGTTGCCGGCGCGATGCTGTCCAATCCGGGGATGGTGTTGAGCGTGAGAACGAAGTGAGTTTAACCAGAGGAAAGACTACCATGAGAAATCTACTTCTTGCCACTGCTGCACTGGTCGCGCTCGCGCTGCCAGCGCAGGCGCAAACTGTCCGCACTCTCGGCGGGCAAAACTGGACCACTGACGGTGCCGTCATCTTAGGCCTTGGCGGCGTGCCGTCCGGCAACCAACCGCAGAACAACCCTTGCGTCATCTGCGGCGCCAACCAACCGAACCAGACCAATACGGCGCTGAACTTCGGCTACACCGACTATGGCAACCAGGGCAACCAGACCTCCGAGACTTACTTCTCGTCCGGTATTTTCCGGGACACCAACCTTGCTACAGACACCATCTCGGTGACCAACTACTCCGGTCAGCAGCTGATCGACGTGGTGGCGGCAGTCCATGTCCTGCAAGGTGTTCCCGGCACCACAGGTTTTGGCATTGGCGTGGACATGAACCAGGCCAACGGCCAGGGCGCGCAAGTGCTGGAGAGCTTCTTCATGCTCGACCTGACGGCGCACTCGGTGCTGTTTGCCTACTCGCCAAGCATCCTCGACAGCACACCGCTGCCGTCCGTCAACAACGGGACCGGGTTCCCGGACTACACGCTGACCGGCCTGGACACCAGCGGGCTGATCGCCAACCACCAGTATGCGTTCTTTGGTCGCCTGACTAACACCAACGACGGCCCCGACTCGTTCTTCATCGTACCGGGTACGACGGCTGCCGTTCCCGGCCCGATCGCCGGCGCCGGCCTGCCAGGCCTGATCGCGGCTTGTGGTGGCTTAATCGCGTTCGCTCGGCGGCGGCGCAAGCAGGCTTAACGCACTCAACGGCGCGTCGTTAGGGTCGATACCCTTTCCATGCGCGCCGCGAGCCTGGAGGTGGCGTTGGTTTCGCCCTTCGCCACCCCCAGTGTTTCAACCCAAGGGAGCGGCCAATGAACGAACCCGGCAAGACGAACGGCCAAGAGCATCTGCCCGACGACTACGAAGCCGTCGTTAGATCGGCGGTCAAGCAAAACCACGATGTCATCACCGAGCGCGACGAACTCAAGAAACAAGTCTGGCAACTCAAGTCAGACATTGCCGCGCACAAGGTCGCGGCCGAGGCATCCGCCGCGATCGTCAACGACAACGAAAGCAAAATGTTGTCGGCGTTCCTGATGCGCGATCAAAAGATCGCCGAGGCCGAGAAATATAAGACCATCTGCACGCTGATCCTGTCGGTGCTGCGCGCGCATGACGTCGAGAGCGTGCCGGTGATCACGGAGACAACATGACCGCCGACATCGTTGAACGGCTGCGCGATAGCGCTGATAGGCGTGGGGATTGGAGAGATGGCCCTACGCCTGTGCTTGAACATGAGGCCGCCGACGAGATCGAGCGGCTGCGGGGGGCGCTGCAGGCCTATGGCGACCACACTTACGAGTGTGAATTTAAAGAACACCTTGGACGCTGTACTTGTGGCTACAGCAATGCACTCAGCCTTAACGAGTAATTCATGCACCCCTTGGCCCACAGCGTGCTGATCGGCGGCGCCGTGATGACGGTGATTGCCGCTAGCTTCGCGCTCGGCCGAGGCCCGGTGCATCAGCTACGCGAGAAGCCGTTTAACGAAACGCTGCACGAAGATCTGGCCACGCTGGCGATGATGTCCGACCAGATCGAGACGATGAATAAGCCGCGGATGGTGCAGACCGAAAGCGTCAAGCCGATCGAGCCCGACCCACTGATGGCCGTGCTGTCCACTGATCCGGCGCCGCAGCCTATTAGGCGCAAAGCCGAAAGCGACATCTGCACGAGGCACAATATGCGCAAGGTGTACTACGGCAGCACCTGGCGGTGCCGGAAATGATGATACGCCCATCCCTCAGTGATCTTCCGCTGTTCGCCGACGACATGGCGATCGGCGCGGCTATCCTGGGACCGAAACGGGCCGGTGAATGGAAGGCGCTTGCCCCCTTGCTGGAAGTGCGGGGGTTGCCCAAGATCGACGATCTGCACGGTGGGCGCTACACACCGGCGGTGAAGGCATTCTACGATCGCGACAATGGACTTGGGGCATCCACACCACTGATGCCGGATGGCATCGAGGACTTGGGGGCATGGAAAAACCGCCGCAAGCGCCGGGCCTGAGATGGCGCGACGGCAAGCCGATGTGGCGTGCTAGCAAGGCCGCCATTCGCGCCGGCTATCCGGTCAAGTCGGCGAACCTGTCGGCGTTGGCCGACGATCCCGCCGCGCTGCAGCGTCGCTGCCTTAGACTTCAGGCCGAAATGCGGGAATGGATCGGCGGCACCACAGCGACCGCGCCAGCCTTCAACGGCACGATCGCGCGGCTGCTCTCGATCTATCAAACCGCCGATGAGAGCCCCTACCACAAGCTGAAGCCGAGCTCGCGCCATCCTTACGATGTCTACGCCCGAATGCTCACGGTCGAGGTCGGCGCGCGGCGTATTGATGCCTGCGACGGACGCGATCTGCGGCGCTGGTTCCGCGCATGGTCCGCCCCGAACGAGCCGGAAGGCAAGCCGAAGCTTGCCGCGGCCCGCATGGCGATCACGGTTCTGAAGTCGGCACTGTCATTCGGCAAGACCTGCCGGATGCCTGGCTGCGCCGATCTCAAATCCATCCTCGAGGAAATCGAATTCCCAACCCCGGCACCACGCACAGGTACGGCCACGGCCGACCAGGTGATCGCGGCCCGAGCTGCAGCCCGCGCCGCCGGCCACGCGCCGGCAGCACTCGCCTATGCGCTGCAGTACGAAGCATCGTTGCGGCAATGGGACGTCATCGGGGAATGGATCCCGCTGTCGGACCCGCGCCCGTCCGTCGTGGTCAGTCCCACATCGAAATGGATCGGGCCAATGTGGTCGCAGATCGACGAGCATAGCGTGCTGCGGTTGACGCCGGGCAAGACCGAAGATTCATCTGCGATGCGCGTGCTGATTCCGCTGCACGAATGCCCGATGGTGGTCGAAGAGCTGGCGACGGTCCCGCAGTCGGCGCGCAGCGGCCCGTTAATCGTCAATCCGCGAACGGGCTTGCCCTATCGGCAAATTTATTATCGCGACGTGTGGCACGTCAGCGCCAAGACGGCGGGCATTCCGAAGTCGGTCTGGAACCGCGATCTGCGCGCCAGCGGCATCACCGAGGCGCGCGAGGCGGGCGCCCCGACCGATGACGTGGCAAAGACCGCCGGCCATTCGGACAAGCGCACCACGGCACGGGTCTATGATCGAGACACACTCGAAGCCGCGCGCAGAGTGTCGAGGGCGCGAACGGCTCACCGCGCCAAGACGAACGACAGGTGAACACGGTCGGCGCACAAGTCGCATTCGCTGTAACGATTCCAATGGTTTACGAAACGATAAAGTTAACGGTTCGTTAAAGCTAAGTGCTTGGTCGCGTTGATTGTTGTGCGCTCAATCGATGGCAAAAGCGGAACGGTTCGCTTGCCCCGCGAGTTGATCTGCGCCCGCAAACCGCGGGCAGGAGAACTTGCTATGGCAACTGAACCACGCGAACCGAACCAACCCAACGAACCCAATCAGCCGAACCAACCCAACCCGCCCAATCAACCCAACCCGCCGAAGCCACCGCAGCCTAATCAACCGCGGTAAACAAAAGGCCGTCCGGTGGGGCGGCCTTTTTCATTACGGATAGTACGGCAGCCGATACGCGGTCCAGCCGAGCGCGCCGGATAGCCAGAGCAGCACGGCGATGATGCAGAGCAACGCGACGATGATCTGCCCGACCTTGTAGACCATCGGATCGATCGGGATACCCATCCATCTCAACAGCCAAACGATCAGGGCGGCGATCAGGACGATGATCGCTATGTGCAGGCAGAGGTACAGGAACGAGATCAGCAAACTCATGGCCGTCCTCCCGGTTGATCGACCTTCTGCGCCATCGGCTCGGCCAGCGGCTCGATCACGTCCGGCTCGCCGTCGTAGTTCGCATCAGGAATATTCTGGAACAACAGCGCCTCGCTGGCCCGCCGCCGCACCAGCCCGTTGAGGATCTTGCCGCCGCCGCGGTTCCATTTGTGGAATTCCAGCGCCGCGCCTTCGTAGTCGCCGGCGTTGAGCTTCTTCAGCAGCGTTGATTTCTGTAGGTTGCCTGCGCCGCAATTGTAGGTGAACGACACCAGCGCATCATATTGCCACGGCTGCAACGGCACCGTGACCAGGCGATGCACCGCCGCCTCGTATTGCTTCATGCTGTCGAGAAACGCCTCGTCGCAGTCGGCCATCGACCAGATGGTGCTCGGGCCGAACTTGTATTTGTCGGCATGGGTTGTTCCCCATCCGATTGTGAGCACCCCAGCCGGACACACATATGCTTGATAGCGATCCGGCCCGACCCGCTTCATGCAAGATTCGAAATGCTTGATCAGGTTTGCGCCGGCCGCCGTCAGCTTGAGGTCGCCGTTCATGTCGGACCCTCCTGCGAGTGCGGCGCTTCGCTGCCCGAGCGCCGATCCGGCGGCGCCGGGACGATGCATTGCGACAGAAGCTTCTGCACTTCTTGCTGCATCTGCACGAACAGCTTGATGTTGTCGACGCGCTGCGCGTTGAACAGCGAGCTCTGGTAATACGTGAACCCGATCAGCGCGAAGTTCATGACGCAGAGCGCCAGCACGATCGGCTCGCTCTTCAGCGCATCCATGAACCCGCGCGCCGCCTGGCCGGTGGCCTGGATCGGGCTCACAGCGATGTCGAATAGCTGACATTGAGCGTGTCACCGTTCACCACGGCTTTGTCGCCGGTGGCGAACGTGCCGGCCGACCACAGCACGCCGCCGGTGTCGTCCTTGGTGGCGACGGCGCCGGTGCCGTAGTTCAGGAACGCGCCCTTGATTGTGCCGGTCGAGGTGATGGCATAGACCAGCGCCGCCGACAGCGTCTTGGCGCCGGATGCCGCCGCCGACCAGGCCGCGGTCTTGCGGTTGCCCGAGTATGTAGGGGCATTGGCGCCGCCCGCCTCCAGCCAGCCGGCGTGCGATGTCATGGTGTCGCCGACCGCGACGGCGGTGTAGGACACCGACGAGATCAGCCCCATGAACGGGCCGACCACGGTATAGGCGGCGCCCGCCAGTGCCGTGTCGAGCATGAGATTTTTTCCGACGGTGCAAACGATATTGTCAATCGTCTCGCGCCATTTCAGTTTGCCATCGGCATCGACGCATTCGAACACATAGCGGCCATGCGCCTCGGCTACTTCACATTGTGCGCTACCGCGAATGACAGTCGCGTCGTTGCACTCGCGCGCCTGCGCGGTTTCTTCAGTCATTGCATTTCTCCTTTGGGGATCAGGTCAGCGTGATGAGCGGATCGATGTAGAACGTGCTGGACACCTTGGCGCATTTGACGCGCGCATAGACCCAACCCTTTTGCTGCGGCGTGAACGTCACGTTGAGCTTGAACTTGGTGGTTGAGCCGCCCCAGGTTGCCGAGCTTGAGGTCTGCGCCGCCGCCGTTGCAAGCAGATCAGCTTTGCCGTCATTGACGAACGAACCCTGCGGCGAGGAACTACTGCCGAGATATTCAACGTCGATCCAAACATCGTCATCGTTCGGCACCGCACCGCCGCCCCAGATGCCTTCCACCGTTGCGGTCTTGGCCGAGCCGGTGGTGTCGCACCAAATCGCGATCGGCGGGCACTCGAACGGCTGCGAATAATAACTTTTGCTGTTTGTGACGATCTTCCAACTGATCGGCGTGGTGCCGTCGGTCGCGCCGCCGGTTCGCACAATGGTTGTTTCCTCGGTGAGCGTGCCGGGATAGCGCGCCCGATGGACCGCATAATTGCCGGTCGCGCCGCTGCGGATAAAATCCGCCATTACCGCGCTATCGCTCGGCACGCTTGCCTTGGTGACAGCAGCGTCGAGCTTGCAGTCGATAAATTTGTAAACCACTGAAATGCCGCTGCCGGTCGCGTTGACAATGGTCTTGCCCGATCCGGCAGCGGACAGATCGACGCCGATACACTCGATGTCGCCGCCCGCAAAGGCGGCATTGGTGAACAATGATGTTGGTATTGTGCCCAGCAACGCAGATGGCGTGTTGCGCCATTTCAGCACGCCGGACAAGCCAATAGATTGTGTCACATTTGCGAACGAGGCGGTGGTGTTGTTGAACTCGGCCAGCACTCCGATATTGCCCAGAAAGATTTTGTTCGACGTGCCCCCACCCGCCAACTGCAACGAGCAATTATCAAGGCGATACCAAGCATTGTTTGAGTTCAGGCTAATGTTGGCGGTCGTGCCGGTGCTGCCGGCAATGAATGTGATGCCGTCATAATGGGCGCTTTCCTGCAAGGTGATGCTTGCGTTGCCGGTCGTCGTGACCGTTGCCGTCGCCCGCCGGTCGGCGCTGACCGGCGGCACCGAACCTGCGCGATTGACGCATATGACCTTGATCGGATTGCTGGCCGATGGGGCCGGTGAAGTGATCGTGACCGCACCGGCTGTTGACTGCGCATGATCGTGTGAGACATAGAACACGTCGCCACCAGCCTTGCCGGATAACGCCGTCGTCAGCGTCGTGTACGCATTGGCCCAGCTCGATCCGTTGGCTGAGCCGGCCGCGCCTGACCATACGTAATAGGATGCCATTCGTTATCTCACAGATTGACCATGGTGCCGTCGGCATTGGCCTGCCGCACCGTGCCGTCCGAATTTATCATCGCTGTAGCAATCATCCCGTCGCGCGGCACAGTAGCCGGCGCAGTCGTCGCGTCTTCCGTGCTAACGGCCGTTGCCGTTTCAGTCACAGTGCCGCCCAGGCCGATCGGCCAGCCCGGCATAAATCCTGACGGCACCGCGCCGCTGAATGCCGAGGCGCCGAAATCGGCGGCCACCACGTTGTTGGCCTGGCCGCCCGAACCGCCGAACGTCACGAACGGCACCATTGCCCCGGACGGGATCGTTATCCCGCCCGTGTTGGTCGCCGGGTTATACGATGCGTTGTTGTTCCAGTTGCCTGACGGCGAATGCCGGAACCAGATTTTGCGGTTGGTCAGATCGACCGCAACGCCCGCAACCTGGCCGTTGGAATAGGCTCCAATGCTGATGCCAGTCGATGCGCCGTTCGCCCAGATGGTGCCGCTGCCCAACCCGTTGTTGCCGGTGGTGGCCGAACCGCCGAGCCCGCTATAGGTCGAGGTGGTGGTGCCGATGCCGACGCCGAGATTAGCACCACCCGTGATGGTGATGAACGTCGCTTCAAAGTAATACTTGCCGGACGATCTGGCGTTTACGCTTGCAACGCTGGCGCCCTGGTTGGCCGGCACCTTGCCGGTATTGGTGGCGATAAGATTGCCGCCCGACAGGGTGACGCTGGACGACATCGCCGGATCAAAGGTCGCCCAGACGGTCGCAGCGTTAAGGCTGGCATCCTGCACTGCCACCGCCGCACTGATTTCCTCGAGCAGCGAGGCCGGATGCGCTGACAAGGCGTCGAGCGTGTCAGTGGCGTTTGCCGCCTCGACCATCTGCTGCCCGAGGAACGCATCGAGCAGATCGCGTGCGTTGCCCGGATTGTCGGCCAGCGTCACGAACAGCGTGCCCGAGCCTGGATTGTCCAGCGCCTCGGCAACCTCGACAACGTCAGCCGTTACGGTGTGGCGCTGCGGCCGTATGCTGACGCTGCAAACCAGCATGTCCGTCTAGCCTGAAACCGGCACAAGGCCGACGACGGTAGTCCGCTCTTCGCCCAAGTTGACTTGGACCCAGCTCGTGCCGCTATTGCTTGAATACACAAGGCCGCCGCCGCCGCCGGCGAACCAACCGCCTTTCCCCGATACGCAATAAACTCCCTCGATAATGGGGACGTTCTTTTTCACGGTTTTGTCGCCCTCCCTGAACTCGATGACATTCGTGAAACCGCCGTCCGAACTGCCATCGCCGACCTGACGGCCGTTACTGTAGGCCGTTGAAATCGGCGGGACCGGCCGCAGTATGAACGAGCCGGCAGTGCCGTACATGATGCCGTCCGGTACGTGCTGGCCGAACGCATCGACACAGTCATTTTGCCCGCAGTATTTGCCGGGGAATGGCGAACGATAACCACCAGGCTCGTCGGTAGGAACCTCGCCAACTGTTATCGTTGAACCCCAAATCTTTCCGTCCTTTGACGAATGTTCGTATTCGGTCGTTGCCCGCGGTGCATGTTCGGGAAAGGTAATGACAACGTAAGACTGCCGGAACGAGTCGCCGCTCCATACCATTGCCGCCGAGGCCGTCGTCGTCTCCTCGACCGTCTTGTCCCAGGCAATCTGCCAAGTCTTGCCGCCATCTCTGGACACATAATTGGCAAACGCCTCGTCGGCCGTTTCCACCACATGCACGCCGCAACAAATAACGATGACGCCGCTGTGTGATGAGCCGCATGTGGCGAAAGCAATAGGCCCATTTTTTGTGTTGGGCAGATTGAGCTTGCTCACCTTCGGCGGATTGCCAGGAACCACCAGGAACTGCGTCTCCGTGCGGGTCAGCACAATCACGCCGGATGCACTGACATACTTAACCGGCCGCATCAGCGGGTTGAACAGCGGGATCGGGCCGACGACCAATCAAATATCCTTGCGGATAAACGGCAGCGTGATCGACAGGTCGGACGGTGCTGTCTCGTCCGATTGCGTCACCCGCAAGGCATAGCGATCGCCTGCAACGAAATCGACATCCGCCGGGATGCTGAAGGCACCGACCTGGCCACCCTCGGCGTCGAGCGTGCCGCCCGCGTCAAACGTGATGGTACCGATCTCGACGCTGTTCTTTTCGATCGACAGAACAATATCGGATGCGCCGCCGTCGTTGCCGGTGGCAAGATAGCCATAGCAGTCGTCGTCGCCGAGCGGCAGTTGCATGGCGCGATTGGCAACGCCCTGCCAGAGCAGCTCGTCCGGATCGCGCTGAACGCTGCCGGGCACAAATATGGCGGCGTCATAGTTCACGTCGCGCAACGGAATGAACAAACTATAAAGCAGATTGCCGCTGCCATCGGTGGCATTGGGATCGAACGGCGCCGGCGGCGGCGGCGTGGTGTGATCGACCAGCACCTGGAAAATGCCGAGCGGACTGTAGGTCACCATATTGCCGCGCGAGTAACTCGTTGAATTCAACCACTCGCCAACCAGCGACAACGTGGCGATCGGCAGCGGGATGACCTGTGACGTTCCATCGGTGAAATGGAACGTCATTGAATTGGCCGTGTAGCTCATGCTCTCGATGCGCTTGCCCTCGGCAAGGTCCGCATTGAGGCCGACGATCCGCTGGTCGATGTCGTAGAAATTGCCATCCACCTGTGCCGCCGAATTCGGCGTGCCGGTGCCGGCGCCCCAGGCGCCAGTCGTGACGTAGAAAATTGTCATTTGGGGGCTTTTCTGGTCAGGCCGCGGTCGATGATCTCGACATTGTCCAGATCTTGCATCGGCGTGTATTGCTGTCCGAACGCAGTTGAGCCGTTTTCCAAAAACTCGATGCTGCGCAACACCTCGAATTCCCAATATTGGCTGTAGTCAAGGGTGCCGTCCGGTGAGGTGTAATAGATCCGCGCCTTGTCATACGTGCGCTTGACCTCGACCATGCGGCTGCGCGACCAACTGTGCTGCTCGCTGTATGGCAGGTCGATCACGCTGTTGCTGCCGCCGGTGATGACGGCAATGCCCTTGTCCGGTGCATCCTCGATCCGCAAGGCCCGCGCCGGCGCCGGGCGGATGTTGGGAAACACTGCAGGCCGGACAACGGTTTCAAAGCCCATCACACCGCCTCCAGATTATAGCCGGTCGGGATCTTCACGTCGGTAACCTGGATGTCGTACGGCGTTGTGAATTCGCGCGTCATGCTCTTCAGCTTGAAGGTTGCCTTGGTCTCGACCGTCTTCAAAACGTCGCTGGCATTCCGGCTTCGCTCGGCGAGCATGTCCCCGCCATAGTTGGGTCCATAGAACAGCGCAGCAAAATCATTCATCAAATTCATTCCTTGCCAGCCGCCGGTGTACGAACCCATGAAGGCCGCGTTGTATTGATCGGCGGCAGGGTTCTCGACCACCAACGGCTGGTCGATCACGTCCTCGGCTCGCATCGGCGCCATGAAGTTGAGACCGTCATCATCGGGATCGGCGTTTGGCGGGGCATAACCGACCGACGAGTCGAACAACACAATGCGTCCGGTGAACTGCTGATAGTCGGCCCCGGTGTAATCGACGCTGCAATAAAGCGGCTCGCCGCCTGCCGCGATCTGCGAACCGGCGCGGCCAATGGCGCAGCCGATCCGCACTTCGCAATTGATGCGCCCGTCCGCGCCGTCCAGCGCCAGCGTGTAGCCGATGACCTTGCCGGTTGCTTCGCCGATGCGCGGCTCGATGATGAACGCATTCTTGCGCAAGGTGATTTCCGGCATCCGCTCGAGCTTCGGCGCAAAGGATATTTCCACCACGCGCGAGCGTTTCAGCAAGTGCGTCCGCGCCAGCGAAATCAAATGCTCGATGCTTTGGTTGCCGCGCTCGGTTGCGATGTAGGAACGCCGCCGCGGATCGCCGATCGGGACCGTGCCGTCGATCGCCTCGCTCAGGTTGACCGACTTGATGCCATCAAGACGCAACGCCTCGCCGTCTTCCGGGTCGGTCAGGATGTGCTGCACGTCGGCAACGAGCGAAATGGACACCACCTCGGTGCAGGGACGCTCGGCGGTATAGGCCGCCTGCAACGTGACCGCGAGGTGATGGCACGGCAAAACCGACTTGACGATCGTGTAGGTGGAATTGAACGAGGCGGCATAAGAGCCAAGCTCGTCCTTCGCATAGGTGGTCTTGGCCGTCATGTCGGTGACGATGCCCTCATACATCAGCGAACCCGGCGGCTGCATCCGCATCTCGGTTTGCGAGTATGATGATTTGACATTGGTCGTGGCGCCGTCCCACCAATTGACGATCATCTCGGAACTGCCTTGCGTGGTCACGGTCTCGGTTCCGAACAAGTCCCAGGCCGACGAATCGCCAACGGTCCAGCCGTCGCCGAGGCCGGACCCAGCCTTCGGCCAACTGCCGGCGTCGAGCGTAAACGATGTGATAACGCCGGACGCCGTCGTATGCGCCTCGACATATTTAGGCCAGTTCGCCGTCAGATATTTTGTCAGATCGACGGTGCCGTAAGCCTGCTGGGTCCAGGAGAATTCGGCGCTGAGATCGACGCGCGACAATGGCCCGCTGGTCAGCGTCAGGCCAAGCCCGTCGTATAATACCTTGCCGGCTTCCGACGCGCCGTCGAACTCGACCAGGCCATCCTCGCCGGTGATCTCGTCGGACACCGTGAGCAAGTGGGTCTCGCGGTCATAGTGCCAGATTTTCGTGTAGCCTTCGAGCACCACCTCGGGATCGTCGCGCTGCTCGGGATCGATCACCAGCTCGTCATAGAACGGCAGCACCCGCAGCGTATCGGCCAAAGCATTCTTCTGCGCCACCACGTCGAACGGTCGCGCGATGAATTCCAGCGTCACCAGCTCCTCGAAGATCGATGTCGGCACGCCGACCAGGCGCCCGCGAAACTTGAACAGCGCGCCGCCGCAGTCGAGCGCGAACCAGCACCAGATCTTGCGGCCCGGCCCGAGCAGCCCGATCGGATCGCCTGACACATTACGCGGACGGCGCACCACCACGGTCAGGCTCGCCGGGTCGCCTTCGCCTTGCTCACAGGTGAACGAGAACACGCTTTCGTCCCACCGCATATGCTCTGAGCCAAACGTCGTCTCGCTGGCGTCGATCCAGGCAAAATACGGCTCGCCGGCAGGCATTAACTGATCGCCCTCTGCTCGGCCTCAAGCTGCCACGCCACCTCGGCGGCCCATTCGTCGCGCGAGGTGTTCCAGCTCGTCACCTTGGCCAGGATCGTAAGCTGCCCGTCCGTGGTGTCGGGAACGCCGAGGCCGGGAATGCAAGTGATGGTGACATCCTGGCCCGGCCAGATGCCGGTCAACTGCGGCGCCTCATGGTCGGTGCATTCGATGCTGACCTTGTATTGACGAAACTGCGCCAGCGAAATGTCCGCTAGCATCCCGCGGCAGTCGCGCGCCAGCGCCGCCGCCTGCTCGATCGGCTCCAGCGTCATGGTGATGCCGCGCACCGCGTATTGCGAGAAGTCGATGTTGTCGATCGCGAGCAAGGTATAGGCCGGCATCAGGAATACCGCGACGGTTTGCGGCCACCGGATCGCACCTGGGCCAAGCCTGCCGCGCGGCGCAGTTCCTCGACCACCGAGCCGGGCGCGCGCAGGCCGCCGACCGGCGCCATGCCGGGGAATGCGATCGTGACATGGCTCATGCCGTTGACGCCGCCGCCGGCGAAGGCCGGCACAGGCCCGACCATGCCGCCGAGCGCGAAATGGCCGAGACGATCCAGCACGCCGGAAAGGTTGCCGCCGGATCGGCGCAGAGCTTCCAGCAACGCCAGCACGCCGGGTTGGCGCACGGCCCGCGCCGGCATGATGTGCTCGCCACGCGAGACCCAGGCCAGGTTGCTGTCCGATGTCCCGGTGCCGCGGCCACCGACAGTGCCGCCGCCGGCAAACCCCGGCCCGTATGCCGGCCCTGGCCCGCCAGCGCCGCCGCCCATGCCGATGAAGTTTTTCAGCGTGTTGATCGCTTCGGTGATCTTCCCGATCACCCAGTCGATCGCGCCGCCCACCGCATTGATCGCGGATGTCGCCGCCGAGCTGAAAGCATTCCACGCCGCCACGGCGGTGCCGCTGATCGCGTTCGCAACATTCATAAGGCCCGTGAGAAGGGCAGCGCCCGGTGCGGCGATCGCGTTCAACGCCGCCACCGCAGTTGCGCCCCAGGACGCCCAATCAACCGTCGCAAGTGCGGCTGCGATCGTATCGATCGTGCTTGCCACAAAATTCAGCGTGGCGGTCAGCCCCGGCGCCAATGTGACAGAGCTGAACCGCGCCCACGACGTTGCCACGCGGTTCTGTGCCTCTCCCAGCTTGTTCGCCGTGTTGGCCTGCTCCGCCGTCACCGCGATCTGTTTTCGCTGCGCGGCGATGTACTGCTCGAGGCTGCCGGTGCGCAGCGCCTGCACCACCGCAGCCCCATCTTCCTTGAACACCAGCATCGCAAGCGCCGTCCGCTCGGCGCCCTCCTTCATCGATAGCAGTTTCTGGACCACCAGATCGATGCGGGTCGCCGTGTCGGTGGATTGCTTGCCTATGTTCTCGATGATTTGTCCGACAGTGTCCTTCTCTCCAATTTTTGCCAATTGCTCGCGGGCACGAACGGCGGCATCGCCAGTTCCTTGCACCGCCTTCTTCAGGACGACCATCGCGTTGCCGGCGGTTCGCCCCCAGCTATCCGTCTCCTTGATCGCTTGGGTAACGGCTTGGCCCTCGATCACGCCGAACGCACTTTGCAAGGCGCTGCTGATCTCGCCGGCGGCCAGCCCGGCGCCTTCAAGGCCAATGCGCAGCTTGTCAAGCTGCCCAACGCTGGTGCCGAGCTTGATCGCTTCCTTGTCAACCGCGCTGATCGCCTCGGCGGCATTCTTGGCCGACACCACCAATGCAACGCCCAATGCCGCCGCCAGCACGGTGGCGATGGCGCCGAGCGGCCCCAAAGTTACGAGCAAGAGCTTGGCCGAAAGGCCGAGCTTGTTGAATGCGCCATCCACAAGCGACAGCGCGCCGGCGAGCTTTTCCCAACTCGCAGTATCGGCGATCGCCTTCTGTACCTTTGCGAGTTCGTCGGCCGCGAGCTTGGCGCCGGCCAGTTTCTGCTCGATGACGCCAGGGTCGAGCTTGTCGAAGCCGCCGGCCTGGCCCGCCGCCTTCTGGATGTCGGCGAATGCCTTCTGTCCGGCCTTGCCGATATTTTCAAGCTGCCGCTCGATATCCTTGCCGCCTTGCAACTCGATCGCAACCGAAAGCTTGGCAACCATCAGTCGATGTCCTTGAGTTCATCGAGGAACGCCTCGCCGATCTTCTCGGCGTTCTGTTCGATGATTTCGTTGAGGTGAAATTTCTTCGGGATGACGACACGCGGCACGCCGATATAAAGCGGCTTCCTATGGCGATCGTGATCGGCGGCGTCGAACGCCAGCGGCACGCCATTGACCGTGGCAAATGTCAGTTTCTTATCCGACCGCATTGTCTTCCGGTGCGAGCCGCCAAGCCGCGCTACGGTTTTGCTTGTGGGTATCCACATCAGCGGATGACCTTCGATCTTCGCGCCTTCCTGGAACACCGAGGCCAAGCCATAGCGATGCGAGAAGAAGCTGATCGCTTCCATCGACGGCACGCCGTTCTTGGTCGCACCCTTGAGCCGGTACTTGTAGCCCGACTGCCATTTGGCGTGCGTGAAGCCCGGCCCGGCGCGGCCAATGTCGTCGCGGCCTTCCTCGACGGCATCCTCGCTGACTTGCTTCAATGCGGCCACAGCGGCGGTGGCAATGGGCCTCGTCTTCTCAAGGAACATGCGCGACAATTTCGGCGCGTCAACCTTGATGCGAACCCTCACCGCCATTGCTGAGTCAACTGCTTGAGCATCTTGTCGAACGCCTTCTGGTCGCCCTGCGCGCCGACCGCAGTGACCATCAGGTCGGCCGCGCGATCGAGCGCGTCGAGCCGTTCACTGAAATCGAGGTAAGCACTGATCTGACGCGGCGTCAGCTTCATTGCATAATCTGGCGGGAAACCGTTGCGGATGAGGGCGGTGATGCCGAGGGCGATATCCTCGAGCGGACCTTGATCCTTTTTTCCGGCTCGGTCACGGCGAGGCCCTTCACCATTTCCATGAACGAGCCTAGGCCGTTTGGGAATGTCAGATCATAGATCGCCTTGACGAGCTTGATCTGATCCTCAAACAGAATTCGGCCGGCGGCCGCTTCCTGTTTTTCGTCCCCGAGCTGATCGCAACCGGCGGCAATGATCGGGCCGATCGCCACGCCAAGCGAACTGATCATCGTCACCACGTTGTCGCCGGCGCCGGCAAGTTGCACAACCAGGTTGGGAAACCTCGCAGCGATGCTGGCGATGTCGTTGCCGTGCAGCCCGCGCACCTTGACTCGCTTGTCGCCGGTAATATGCACCACGCCGTAAGCAGTCGCCGGTGCGATGTCGAGCAGATCGGTCATGGCGTGACCACCTCATCGCGCACGGTCCAGGTGCCGAAGTCGCCGGTGGTGGCGTGCTTCTGCACCTCGGCCTCTAGCTCGATCACCGAGAACTCATCTTCCGCGGTGATAAACGAAAAATCACCGGACGGGACAAACGAGACGGTCGCCTCGAAGTCAACCTGTTGGCCGATGTCGTTGGTGCCGGTCACCTTGATGTCGCCCTTGAACTCGGCTTTTGACAGGCCGCTCAAGACCGCCTCGCCGGGCGTCGTTGTGTCGATTTCGGCCAATGCAAAGATCGCCAGATTTTCCCCGGTGATCTCGTCGAGCGTCACCTTGATGGTGGCGCCGACTTGCGTGATGGCCGTGAAGTCCTTGGTCTTGACGCCCTCGCGCGAGGAAAAGTGTTCGACCTTTTCCACTGTCGGCGTGTAGATAAAGCTTGGCGCATTGCCAAGATCGACAAAGGTCGAGCCGCCCGCTTCCTTAAACGTAACGATGCCCTTGCCGATGTGATAGTTGTTGACGTTTGGGGACGTTGGCATTTGTGGCGCTCCTATAAATCGTCGGGTTTCAGCGTGTACTTGAACATGAACCGGGCCAGCAGCGAGCCGGTCAGTGACCGGCCATCGCCAAAGTCGGTTTGGCAACCGAGATAACGGATGGCGCCGTTGCCGTTGCGCCCGGTCTTGACGATGGTCTCGTTCAGAGCCGTGTCGGTCAGCACGCGCTTTAACAATTCGCGGCGCAGCGTGGTCAGGTCGGAACCGGCCTCGTTGGATTGCTGCGCCAGCACGATCTCGGGCGTCATGCTGACCATGGTGGGTCGATGCGGCGGCCGCATCGAGAAGTCGCTGGCGTCGTCGGTGTCCTCGTCTCCGTCGAACAGCACCGCCGCCGGCAACTGGTCTTCTGTTATGTCGCCGTTGTTGCGTTGCGCCGAGCGAATGTTCGGGATGGTCGCCAGGATCGCATGCAGCCGCGCCAGGATATCCTCGCGGGTATCAGCCAACGTCGGCTGCCTTCAATAGAAACCGCACCTCGCCGGCGTCCTCGCCGTTCGGATTGCCGCGCAGTTCGTATGACCGCACCGTCCAGGTGCGGCCGTTGAAGATCAGTGTCGCGTCGATGTAGGCGTCGCGCGCGATGCCGTTGGCGGCCAGCTCGGGAATGCGCGCGAACGCGCCCGGCCCGACGCTACGCACCTCGCCGCTGCCGGCCGGATTGGTCACCGGCCTGGTGTCATCGATCACGGTGATGGCAACCGCATTGAACGTCGCCGGCACGCCGATCCCGGCATAGACCGGGCCGTACAGAGGCGCGCCGAAAGCATCCGGCATCAGGCATACTGCCGGCGATAGAGGTCGATTGCGTCGGTTACCGACTGCGCCAGCCCGTGCGAGGAATTCAGCGGCTCGGAGTAATAGCCGACGCGGGTGATGTCGTGGCCGATCTCGCGCACCGATGGATCGCGGCCCGAGTAGGCCCGGCGTTGCCGCACCGCCTCGATCACCGCGCTTTGCAAGGTTGCCGGCGCGTCGTCGGGCAGGTCGTAGCCGCCGGAATAGTTGGCGACGATGCGACCGGACCAAAGCCCTGTGCGCGGCCACAGCAAGCCGCTGGCGCTGTTGAGATCGTAGTCGGCCGGATCGATGGTGGCGCCATCGCGCGTCAACGTGGCGATCTCGGTCACCGGGTATTGCATCAGCACCAGCGGGATCGGATGCGACCCGCCATGCGGACACATCCGCGCGCCGGCGTTGAACGCAAAGGTTTCCTCCACGTCGATCAGCGCAAAGATGCGGTCGCAATATTCGGCGATCTGGTCCGACAGCCGGGTAATGCGCGCTTGCAAGGCAGGGTCCTCGGCGGTGCCGGTGATACCAAGCTCGAGCTTCAGGTCGTCCAGCGTGATCAGGTCGGTTTCCAGATCGGCCGGCAGCGTCCCGATCAGGAAACTGTGGCCCCATGCGCCGCTCATCTGGTCACCAGCGCGATCGAGCGGTGCGTCCCGTCGGACAATTCTACGATCAGCATCTCGCCGCTTTCGCTAATCGACAGGCCGGCGATGCCGCGGCCTTCCGAACCCTGTGGCCCGCGCTCGCCCCGGTCGCCCGGCTTGCCGCGCTGCCCGCGCACTGTCAGTTGCGCCCAGCCGTCGCCCGGCAACGATCCCGGCTCGTCCTGCAACGCCAGCCACGAACCGCCGTCATGCGCGACCACATCGCCATCGGCATAGGCTTGTCGCGGATCATAGCTGCGCCGGTGCCGCCATTGCCGCGCATCGGCGCCGGCCTGTCCTGCCTCGCCCTTCTCGCCATTCTCGCCACGTTCACCAGGTGCCCCTGGTTCGCCCTGCGGCCCCTGTGGGCCCATTTCACCCGGCGGCCCCGGAATGCGCTGCATCGCGCGCACTTCTGCAAGCGTTCTCTGGCAGAGGGCCAGACAGATGCCGATGGCATCGGCAAAGGTTTGCGGTTTATCTGTCATGAAAGCCTACCGGGTGCTGACGACCTGGAGTGCCGTAAAAATCGCGTTGAACTGCATGGCCGAAACCGTGACGCCGATCGGCGGCCAAACTTGCACGGTGCCGAGATACACTTTGTCCGCTGCCGCGCTGCCGATATAGATTTTGTCGGCCGTGTTGAGCAGCGGCATCAGCCGACGATCACATAAAGCGTGTTCGGGTCTTTGACCGCCAACGCAGTGTAGGCGGCCTGTGTCATCTGCACGAACGCCGGCGCCCAATCCAAACTTTTGCGGGCATACGCCACACCATCGTTCGGTGCTTCGCCGATCGGCGAGTTAGTACCCGCACCCTCGCGCGAGATGACCACCCGCGCCGCGGTCAGTGGGCTAGCGCCGGCCCTCCATGCCACGGGGATCGTCGCATAGGTGCTGTTGTCGGTGAAGGCGGCAATCATCTCGTACAACTGCCACTTGGTCGGTGCGTCCTTGTCCTGCAGATAAAACGTGTCGCCGATTTTGACGCGCTGCAGGAAGTAGTTCTTCAGGTTGACCGCGTTGGTGTCGTTGGTGATGTAGTTGAGGAACATCGCGGTCGCCAGCGTTTGCGTTGCATGGTTGAACCGGACCCCGCCCGCGGCCGGCGGCGGCGTTGTCGTCGCGTTGAACATATAATTCAGCGCGCCGCCGTAGGATTGATGGACGACCTCGGACCAGCCCAGGCTCTGGCGAGCGTATTGCAGCCCGTCATTCGGCGCCTCGGAAATCACATTCGCGCGCACCGCGATGTTGAACAGAACGCGCTGCTGCGCCAGCGCCGCCGGGCCGCTGGCTCGCCAGGTGACCGGAAACTCGTAATAATTAGAGTGGGGAATGCCCGGCCCGGTGGCATCGAACGACACCCATTTGGTGGCGTCGTCCTTGTCCTGGACAAAGATGCGGTTGCCGGCATCGACCAACGAAAAGGCGTTAGCGTTGTCCCGGCCGATCGCCGAGACGTTCATCACGTAGAGCGCGGTGACGAGCGTATGCACCGAATTGTTGAAGCGCACCTCGCTGCCGGTCGGCGGCTGGAAGGTGGTGGATGAAAACATATACTCGAACGTCGTAAACGACTGCCCCGGTTCGCCCTGCGGCCCGGTCGCGCCGGTCGGTCCCACTGCCCCGGTGGCGCCGGTGTTGCCGGTCGGCCCCTGAATTCCTTCCGGCCCCGGAACGCCTTGCGGCCCTTGGATACCCTGGATGCCTTGCGGCCCTTGGATGCCTTGCGGACCCTGCGGCCCCGGCGGCCCTTGGGTGCCGTCGCCGCCCTCGCCATCGCCATCGCCGTCGCCCGTACCGCCGCCGACAATGGTGGTGCTGCCCTTGACCGGCTCCCACCCGGCGTTCTTGCGACCGTAAATCTTGCCGTCCTGCGGCGCCTCGGTCACCACGGCCTTGCGGAGATTGAGCAACTTGCCCTTGCTGTCGAGCAATAGATCCTCGCTGCCGCCGATCGTGTCGCTGTCGGTAAACACCGCAACCTGATCGGCGCGGCCCTTGCCCTCGACCGCCTTCCGCACAAAACGCAGTTGCTCGTTCATGTTTTCGTGGCAGCCGTGACGCGGCCCGGCGTGAGCACGCTGCCGTCCGACATGGTCAGCAACAATTCGCCAGCGCGGTTGATGGCGGCCGCAACGATGCCGACACCGTCACGGCCCGGCGGCCCGGCGTCGCCCTTTGTTCCGATGCCGTCGGCGCCGCGAGCGCCCATCTCGCCGCGCTCGCCTGGCGGCCCGATCACCAGCCCGAGCCGTTCGCTCAAGCCGTCCGAATAGGAAATGCTCAACTCGCCGCTGCGGGTGATGACGGCGCCGGTGACGCGGCGCGGTATTTCCGGGGGTACATAAATGGCCGGCACCGGCATCGGCTCGGCTAAGAGATCGGCCGCCGCCTTGAGCTGCACGGCGAGTTCGGGCGGCACCAATAGATTTTCTGCCACCACATCGATGGCCGTATCCGTCACCACCTCGCGCACGTAGGGCACCAAGCCCTTGGCAAGCTCGACAACGTCACTGTGCTGCATGATGCACGTCCAGTAATGCCTTGCTGAACACGTCCGCCAGATCCTTGCCGGCAACCTCTGGCTCGTCGTCGTCCGGCGGATCATCCTCGTCGTCGGCATCCGCCGGCAACGGAGGAGGCACCAACGCTGCCGGCGGCGCAGGCGGCTCCATTGCAAATGACAATGGCACCACTTGCTGTTGGACGCGCGGCTCGTCGCCATCCTTCGCGGCCGGATAGCCTTCGAGCGCGCGCGCCTCGTTGGGTGAGAAAATGCCGCCTTGCACCGCGCGCGCCAG